CATAAAACTTTAAGGATTTGCCAAGTTCGAATGCTGCAATCTTGCAGAATCGAAAATGACCCATTCATTGGGCATTGCAAAGTATATGAATGCAAGGTAGTTGGTATGAACTTCCCATGCCTGTTAGAAGTTTCTGCTGAATCGTTAATTAACGACATCTGCTCAAGATGCGACTACTCTTTACTTCCCAATAACGGAGAGGAGTGCTGATATGGCTCACACATGCCCGGAGTGCGGACAGACATGTTACTGCAACGGCGACTGGGATGACGCCATAGTTGACAGCGGTGAGGCAATAGCCAACTGCACACATTGTTATCCTACCGAGGAGGATCTCGGAGTTGGATACGAGGATGAGAGCGACAACGATGGTGATTACTGGTATTGAGACAAAGCGATAGGAGGTCAGGATAATGCTGAATCTTGATGAAGCTGTAAAGAAAGCATACGAGAGTATCAGACGGGATCGTTACGAAGATGACAAAATCTTAATTCATATCAGCAACTTGGTATCTGAAGCGATCAGGCAGAATGCAAACGAAAGATCAAAGCTGAACGCCGCAATAAATAAGGCTGCTGAGTTCTTGGGCGAAAATAGAAGCTGCCCGCCGGAACGCGACGATTGTGGTGATTTTGTAGATTGTGCGTATTGCTGGCGGACTTATTTGATGAGAGGGATGGACGATGCCGGAATATCTTGAATCCCGTTGCTGCCTGTGCCCGAACGTAGGGAAGGATGAGGAAAGCGACATATGCCCGGGTATACCAGGCACGTCTCATCCGGATCCGTCTCCCTGCAGGTTCGTGAAAACATACGTCGACGAGAGGGGGTGGAAGTACAGAGTAATGCCGGGGATCGGTATTAACACCTACAAGGCGAGGTATCAGAAACCCGGAAAGCCAGGATGGCACGGTGTTGCCAAACTGCCATGGAGGGAAAGTTTCGATGTAGCCCAGGCGGATCTCAACCAGCTGGCCAAAGAAAAACAATGGGATGAAGCATAGCGACGAAGGGGGAGTGACGATGCCGAGCAAAGCTGAAAGACTCTGCGCACAGATACTGAGGATCTTTGACAACACGACCAGGAAGTATGACGAGAACTATGAGGCGATCGGGAAGCTCGAAAAGGAGCAGCAGGATATACTCCATGAGATTGAGCTGGCAGAGCTGCAGGACCAGGAGAGAGGGTACAGCTTATATGTTGAGCTACGGGAGATTCGGAGGAACCGGCGCAGGCTCCGGGACGAGAACGAGCTGCTCAAGCCACTGGTGGAACTGTTCAGGGAAAACGAGCGCTTCAGGCAGCGGGTATACAAAACATGCGCCACGATCCGGGAGTTGGAGAGGCTGCAGGAGGAAAGGAAGTACATGCCGAGGGTGCGGGATGATCTGACGATCTGCCAGGACCAGGAGCATGACCAGGACGATGGAAGGGAGGTAGGATGATTGGCCAAAAAGTACGCGTCGGGACAGAGCTATGAGGCAAAGCTGGAACGAGTGATGGAAAGGCTGAACGTCAAGGAATTCAATTATAACTATGACCGGTTCGGGGCCTGGGTGGAATTCAGGTATAAGGGAGATCTCTACAGATTCGATCATACGGTGGAGAAGGCAAGGAGCAGGGGAGTGGATATCAGCTACGGATCCGACGCATTCGCGCAGATCGTACTCGCCCTGGAGGACCTGGCCCGGATGGTGGAACGCGGCATATACGACCTGCAGACATGGATCTCCGGGATGAAGTTCCTTCCGCCGGTGATCGAGGTACCGAGTTTTCTTAAATCACTCGGATTTGACAGGATCCCGGACAGTACCGAGGACGTGAAAGCGCGGTACCGGTCCCTGGCCAAACAGCTGCATCCCGATGCCGGCGGCAATACGGAAGATTTCATAAAGCTGGAGAGGGCCTGCGAAGATTCGATCAGGTACCTCCAAACAATGGGGAAGGGAGGATGAGAAATGTTACAAAACATAAGCATTGAAAAACTATATCCGCATCCGGATAACCCGAGAAAGGATCTCGGGGACCTGTCGGAGCTGGTGGAAAGCATCAGGGCCCAGGGGATACTTCAAAACCTGACGGTCGTACCGAGGCAGCCTGGCTATTGTGTGTCATGCCAGCTGTGGAACGGTTCGGCCGGCAAATGCCAGGAGGGATATGACAAGACTGAGCATCCGCCATGCACAAAGTGGGAGAGCGACGGGACATACACAGTAATAATTGGCCATCGCCGACTTGCAGCGGCAAAGGAGGCCGGGTTGACTGAGGTACCATGTACCGTTACGGAAATGACGCCGTCTGACCAGGTCGCGACGATGCTCCTGGAGAATATGCAGCGGAATGATTTGAACCTGTATGAGCAGGCCTGTGGGATCCAGATGATGTTCGACCTGGGCGAGAACGTAAAAACTATTTCGGATAAGACAGGCTTGTCAAAGAAAACGATCCTGAAGCGAGTGAAGGTCATGAAGCTCGGCCTTGACCAGGAGAAGTTCAAAGAATCTGTTATGCGAGGCGGGACGCTCATGGACTACCTGGAACTGGAGAAGATCGAGGATCCTGAACTCAGAAACAAGGTTCTGGAGTCGATCGGGACGCCGAACTTCAGTAACGAACTGGAGAAAGCAATAACCCAGGAAAAGTATAGGAAAAACGCAGAGGAAATCATCGAGAAACTCAAGACTTTCGCAAAAGAAATACAGGAGAACGAGATCAGGAGCTATGAATTTGTTCGAAGCTATTACTTAGGAATGAAGGAAAAAGTAGAAATGCCGGAAGATGCAGAAAACGGCAAATATGCTTTCACACGGTCAACTTATCACATCACGCTGTATAAGTTCGTTCCGGAAGACGCTGAAGCCAAGAGAAGAAAGGAAATCGAGGATAGAGAGAAGGAGCGTCGCGAGCGGGCAGCAGCATTGAGCGAAGCATCCAAACGGACATATAAACTCAGAAGCGATTTCGCAAAAGGGATCTCGAATTCGGATCTCAGGAAGCACACCGGGGTTATTATTGAGAGCTTGCTTCAGGATTTGCTGGACGGATATATCAATATCGATTATGACGATATAGCTGATTTCGTCGGGATCGAACTGCCGGAAGATGATGACGATGATCCTGGAAACGGAGTATGGAAAGCCATTGCAGAAGAACTCCGCAAGCAGCCTGAAAAATTCTTATGGGCAGCAGCATATTGTGCGCTTGATTCGGAGACTGTAGGATATCACCAGTACTGGAGTTGCATTTACGAGGGAAACGAAGAACTCGACCGGGTGTACAGGATACTTGAACTGTTCGGCTACCAGATGTCCGACGAAGAAAAGGCCCTGCGTGACGGAACGCATGAACTATATATGAAAGCAGAATAATCAAAGTAAAGTTTCCAACGGAGGCGGTACATATGCGTCTTGAGGAGCTGGCGATCGGCGACGAGGTAAAAGTTTACGAAAGAGGCAAGAGAGGTCCCAAGAAAAGGGAAATATCCGGATATTTCAGGGTGTGCGGCGGGAAGATAATCGATCTGCAGCCGGCATACATCCTGGTGGACACGGGTAAGTACAGAACCAGGTTTGATATTATTGAATTTCGCACGCGCCGGTACCGGCTTCTCAAGGCCAGTGGTGAGGAGATTGAATTTGATCCGCTGCCTGATCTTGTGGCCATGGAAAGGGATGAGACGGCCAAGCGGATCGAGGAGTACCATGCACAAAAATTAATGGGAGGAGAGGATAATATGGGTAAACCGAAAATCACACGGGAAGAATTGCTCGCATATGTAAGAGAGCACGGGACAGATAAGCATGCGATAAAGGCACTGTCAAAACAAGTCGGACTGACTGCAGGGACAATAAACTATTATATATCTGCGTGGGGCATACATAGGGATCTGAAGGAAAATCAGGAGGCGGCAAAGAAGCAGCCGAAGGAACAGGCGCCGGCGGAGGTACCGGAATCTGATCCAGAGGATCTCACCAGGATCGAGGAAGAGGACCAGCTGGCCAGGGACAGGGAAGCCGTAAAGGAAGTGACAGCAGCAGCGGAAACTGAAGAGGCAGGAGCGATTACATACGATTCGAGCGTGAAAGGCCAAGAGAAACCATACCAGGAATATCCGATGCCGGAACAGAAGATAGAACCTGTTATAAGGACTCAAATTGATGGACCACATGTGTGCGCGTACAAGGGATGCACGACGCTGATCAACACTGGTGTATTTTGTGCAAAACACCAGGCAATTATCCCGGTTGCAGCTGCGGCAGTAACACCAGTACAGCGCAGGATCCTCCGGCCGGTGAACATGATGGGCGAAGTTACCGGGTGCACATATATTTTCGCTGAGGACAGTTTCCGGATTGACGGCGAGGCCCGGTTCAAGTATGAAGATATTGACGGGCTGATAGAGGAGCTGCAGGCGATCAAAAATATGAGGAGCGCGTGAGAGGGGGGAATTGAGATAATGAGCAAATTAAGCGTATACGATAAACATTTCCTATCAAGGAAAGAAAAGCGCATGATTAAGAGGCTCAAGAAAGTATATGAAAAAACTACAGATCCAGAAATAAAGGAAATTGCACACATGTTTGCTGAGATTATACGCAAAATGAATGGCTATTCTGGAGGACATGACGGAGCTCAGTTTATACCATGCGAATAAGGAAAAGATGAAGAGCACTCATAACAGAGTGCTCTTCGGAGGTTTTGGGGAAACCTCAAATCTTGTTATAGCATCTTAACTATACATTATTTCCCAAAATCATTCAAGAATTATAAAAATTGCGAAGGAAAGGATGATTCGATGAAAAGATATTTTGACATGCCCGACAAAAGACAAGTGGTGGAATTCGATATTGAAAAAGGTAGCTCCGCTGCTACAGCTTCAGCGGAAGAATACAGTAAAGTCTTCAAAGTAAAAATGCGCGAAATTGATAAATCAGAATACCAGAGGCTTGCAAAGGAATATACAAAATAGTTCGCAATAGCAGGAAAGGCCGTAAAACGGCAAAGATATAGGAGGTCGATATGTTAAGATTTAAAACGCCAGTGATTGTCTGGAAAACATTTATCTATCGCTGCGAAAAATGCGGACATGTGATTACTATGCACTTACAGGAAGGCGTTGAAGGGCCAGATCGGAATAATTACATTCCATCACCCTACAGTATAAACTGCCCAAATAGATGCCCTGGATTGTGCCCGATGGCACATACATATTGGCACTGGGATGCTGAAATAAATCCTCTTCGTGAAGCAAATGCCGGCGAATATGTTTTTCTGTATGATCGTAAATTAGGACATGGCTTACCTGTGCAAATTGTTGACACTAAATACTGGCTAGCAAAAACTTTCGGATATGATAGTCCGCCTTTGTTTTTGGCAACGATGGAATGTGATTAGAAATATGTTCCCAGGCCGCTCAGAAAAAGGGCGGCTTTTTTTATTTTGATAATAATTAAAAAACGAATAAAAACAAATAAAAAATATGCATTTTTAGTGGTTTTTAAATTGAATGATATCATTGAGTTGGAGGAGGTGTAGGAAGGTGCCGAGAGGCAGGAAACCCAAGGCGAAAGAGGCCAGGCCGGTTGGTCGGCCGACGGAATATCGTCCGGAAATGTGCGATGACGTCAGGAAGTGGGTAGAGGAAGGTATCGTGAACCATGAAATCGCTGCAAGGCTTGGGATTGCGGAATCTACGCTGTATGAATGGAAGCAAAAATATCCGGAGTTTGCGGAGGCCTTCGAGAAGGGGCATCAGTACCGCCACCAGAACGTAATCAACGCGCTTTACAAGCGCTGCATCGGCTACACATATGAGGAGATCACAAAGGAGCCGGTGGAGATCCCGTCCGACGATCCTGACAAGCCGCCGAAGAAACGCATGGTCGTCACCAAGAAAGTCAGAAAGCAGATGGCACCCGACACCAACGCTATTGAATTTTACCTTACCAACAAGCTGCCTGATCAGTTCAAGCATAAAACAGAGGTACAAAGCAACGTCACAGCTGACGTCACAGCTGATGTGCATGTAAAAAAAGATGTGGACTTATCCAACCTGACAGATGAGGAGTTGGATCAGCTTGAAAAACTACTCGAAAAAGCATCAACAGACTCCGAGTCTTGAGGAAGTCCAAAAGGAGAAAGCCCGGCGCAGCTGTGAGTATTTCATTGATAAGTTCGTCCACATATTCGACAAGGACGTACCAGGAACCGTCCGGAAACTCGAAATGTGGCCGAAACAGCGGGATGTTATCAAGGAGTTCCAGATACACCGCCTGATCATTATTTTGAAGGCCCGACAGCTTGGCTTGACATGGCTGGCGCTGGCCTATGCACTTTGGAAAATGATATTTAACCCCGGGTATACCGTCACCGCACTATCCAGGGGCGACACCGAGGCAATGGAGCTCGTCGAGAGGATGGGCTTCATGCTCAAGTACCTGCCAAGGTGGTTGATCCAGCCGGCCGATGAAAAGGATCCTGGATGGACCGGCCTGACGTATACGGCCACACTGCACCTGATCACTATATACCATCCAGGGGGAGAGGCGGCGAAGTTCCAGGCGTTCCCGGCATCCGCCAACTCCGGCCGATCCTTTACATCATCGCTGGTCATCATTGACGAGTGGGCGTTCCAGCAGTTTGCAGAGGAGATCTGGACAGCTGCTTACCCAACAATCAACAGGCCGACAGGTGGACAGGTGATAGGCCTCAGTACCGGCAAAAGGGGAACATGGTTCGAGACCGTTTGGAACGCGGCCAAGGCGGGGCTTAACTCGTTCTTTGCAATATTCCTGAACTGGCGGACGGATCCGCGGCGAACTGACGCCTGGTATGAAGATACAAAGAAGAACCTGCCGAACACGTACCGCCAGGAGTACCCGGCAAACGAATCTGACGCCTTCACAGTGGGCGAAGGTGCGTTTTTCCCGGAATGGGACGAAGAGATACACGTCGTCGACAGTTGGGAGCCGCCGAACAATCCGAGATGGCGCATAGTTGGGGCATACGACCCAGGATTTGCATCGCACGCATGCTTCAAATGGTATGCTATATCACCCGACGGATGGGCCAGGTGTTTCAGGGAGTATTACCCGCACATGGTGACGGATAGGGAACAAGCCAGGGAGATCCTGCGGCGAAGCGTGTATTACAATGACAACGAGACCCCGATGAGGTTTGAGTACATCGTGGCCGATACCGACGCCTGGACGCCGAGCAGGGACACAGGCAAAAGCACGGCGGATGTATTCGCCGAGTATGGCATTTACATGAACCAGGCGTCAAAGTCGTTGGAAAACGGATGGCGCCGGCTTCATGAATGGCTCGATCCATACGAGGGCCCGGACGGAAGTAAGACAGCGCTGCTGACATTTACCCGCGATTGTGCCAACACGATCCGGACATACCCGAGCTGCGAGCAGAGCAAGACAAACCCGGAGGACATATCCAGGGACAGCGAACACCATCCGCAGGACGTCGACAGGTACTTCGTCATGTCGAGGCCTGAACCGGCGAAGGAATCAAAGAAGCCGCTGAAAGGCCAATACACGATCGATGAGCTGGAGGACATGGGACTCTCCAGGGCAGAAATACGCGAAATGATAGAAAGGGGACAGGTGATAGGGCATGAGTAAGATCTACGAATACTTTAAAACCGCGACGATGACACAGGCAGCGTTTGACCACTATGTAAGGGAAAACGGCGGGGCGATCATTAAGACGTTCCGGGATGAGATCTTCACCGACGACCGGACTGTCACGATGGACACCGAGGAAACGATCGTCCTGCATAAGCCGCTGTGCAATGGCGAGTTTGTCGACAGGGTAGAGATCAACCCGAATTTTATCGTGTCGATAACATACATCGAACCGCAAAGCAAGATCGTAGTTGCTCACTAGTGAGGTGATAAGGATGCCGTATAAGTCCGAGGCACAGAGGCGGTATTTCAATGTGAACCGCAAGAAGCTCGAGCGCCAGGGCGTCGACGTCGACGAATGGAACCGGGCCAGTAAAGGGAAGCACCTGCCAGCACGAGTCAGGAAGAAAAAGAAGAAACACTGAGGAGGATGCCATGGAAGAAAACAAGCTGCCACCTATTGAGGAAATGACCAGGATCGTTCATCATCTGCAGAGGGTTCTCCGGATCCAGGACTGGGATATTGACGTTGAGTATGTGGACCAGTACAAGATCGAACACATCATGCATGAAACTGATGTAGTTGCATGCTGCGGAAGGAATCGGCATAGGAAAGAGGCGACCATCAGCATCAATGTGGACCACCCGGAGATTAAAGACGGCTGGTATGAAGCGATCGCGCATGAACTGTATCACATCGTTACCGGCGAACTTTATGACTTGGCCGATGACCTGATATACGAACTCAACTCGCCCCAGATCACACGCGCACAACTGACCCGGACCGATGAACTGGTGGTAAACACGCTTGCAAAGACATTCGTCAGGATATACCCGCTTGAGTTTGTCAAAGAGGAGGGAAGCGAATGGCCAAGGTGAAATCCAAGTACAACAAGAAGGAAGTCCTCAAGGAGGAAGAGCGCTGGAGAGCGGAAGAGGATGCCAGGATCCTGCGGGAGGCAATGGCAATCAAAAGAGACAAAAAACGCCTGAGCAGGGCCCGGCAGATAATCAATGAGCAGCTGAAGGCACTTCAGGACGCAGCGGAGGACACAAAATGACAGGTATAGCCATGCTTGCCGGCGCGATCATTTTCGTGGCCGGCGTTATCGTTGGGGCAAAGCTGGAGTGGATAATCGACCGCCTGGGCCTGAGGAAGCAAAACCCTCTTGAGGGACAATACGGGCTGTTGTCGTACAGAAACCTCAGGCTGCGAGGATATAACGATATGGATGATGACGATATCGACTGATCGGAGGGACAAAGGATATGGCAAGGATATGGTTCAATATGCGACCCTTCACCAGGGGCAAGGACGGCAAGGTACAGAGGCCACCGAAGGGATACAAAAATCCGGAGGTAGTATCCCGGTACGAGGCGAAGGATGATGAGATATTCGAGGACAAGTACGAGCAGGATGCCGATGCGTTCAACAAAATCCGGGACGAGATAATGACCCCGGAGCAGATAAAGCGCGCTGACTTTTACCTGCAGCACTATTATACCCTGGTGGCCGAGATGGAAGAGAGGAGGACAGAATGGGAGGAACTCGAGCGGCTGTACGGCGCTGACATCGATGAGCCGGAGAACGAGGACGATCCTAACTGCTTTGTGCCGCTCATAAATCCTTCAATTGAAGGCCAGATCCAGACGCTTGACGTGGATCCTCAGCCGACGATCAGAGGCCAGGGATTCAGTGACCACCAGTTTGCGCATACGGCCGAGATCCTGACGACATGGTGTTTCAAACAGAACAAGATCCGCAAGCTGATCAAGCGTCATGAACGCCGCCGGCGTGGGTATATCGGTACCGCATGGTTCAAGGTAGTATGGGATCCGGACGCGCTTGATGGGTTCGGGATGCCGAAGATCACCTGTCCGTCACCGACGAAAGTATTCGTCGACGGTAAGATCAAGGACTACATGCGACTACAAGAGGCTGACTTCATTATCGAGGAGATCGGTCTTGTGTCGATAATGGAGTTACGCCGGGACAAGACCAGGGAGCCGATCAACGGCAAGACGATGGATGAGATCGCGGACGCGATCGCCCTGGGAAATAGTGTGGTCGACTTCGACGGGGACGAAAGCGGCGACGATAAGGACTCGTTCACGCTGCTGCACATATGGACCAGGAACAATGAGTATGGCAACCTGCAGCTGATCGAGATGAGTAAATGCGGCATCATCATTTCAGAGAGCGATCCCAAGGAACCGTATTATTCGTTCGTACACAACATGTATCCTTACTTCCTCACGGTCCTCTACGAGAGGGAAAACAGCCTGTATGGTTTTAGCGATGGTAAACTCCTGAAGCGTCTGCAGATCCTCATGAATAACCTCTGGAACGAGTGCGTCATCGCCTGCAGGCATTCGGCCCAGACGGCAACCTTCGTGGATCCTGCAGCGCATATCGATCCGGAGGATTTCGCGGCTGGCAAGAGAGATCCCAGGCATCCTATCCCGGCCAGGAATCCGAATACGACTATCAAGGAATCACCGGGCAAGGGACTCAACGTAGTAATATTCAATCTCATCGGCCTCGTTATCCAGGAGGCGCAGCGCGTGGTTCGCTTCTCCAGCCTTAAGACCGGCACCAATACCGGCAGGGATATGACAGCACGCCAGGCAAGTATCGAGATGGCCGAGGCCGAGCGCGGCATGGATGACAAAAAGACGGATCTCTCCGACACCCTGGCCGACGTCGCAGAATACTGCCTCTGCCTCATGATGGAAAACTGGGACGCTGCAAAGGCGTTCAGGGTATCTGAAAATGACGACTTTGAGTGGATCGATGCACGCGAGTTGGCCCGCGTACCTGTACTCGTCCCCGCCGACCAGAGTTTCCTCGACAGCTGGCGGGCAGAGAGGGAAAAAAGGATACAGGCAGGGCTCGAGCAAAAAGGAGAGGTGCCGGAGCCGAAGTTCATGCAGCTGTATAAAGACGAGGAGGAAAAGGATCCGGAAACTGGCGAGCCGATTTACGAAGTCGACAAAAAGACCGGAGAGAAAAGGAAAAAAACCAAGAGGGTACCTGTTACCAAGCAGGTCGAGTTCGACATCGATGTGTCGATCGGTGAAGGCCTGCCGACCAATAAGATCGCACTGTATAACATCATCCTTACCCTGGCAAATCTCCGGGTACCCGATGAAGAGACCGGCATGCCGCGGCCGATCCTGACGTACGAGAAGGTCAAAAAGATGCTCGGTGATCTCCTGGGCCTCGACATCGACGACGAAACGCCTAGAGGCACGCCACAGGAGCAGCAGTTCCTGCAGTTGATCCGCTCGATGTTATCACAGCAGGGGACACAGAACATGCAGCGGCCGAACCTCATGCGAGCACAGATCCCGCAGCAGGTAACAGCAAACGAATCGATCCCCGGAGAGACGATAGGAGGGTATCCAAGCAATGCTGTATAAGATCAAAAAGCCGTTTCAGTCGGAGATCAACTGGGACAAACCGGACCGCACCCATCTGATCGCCCTGGAGAAGCTGCAGGATATATCGCCTGTGGCCAAGAACGTCAAGCAGCACCTCATGATGCAGAAGGCCGAGCTGCTCGCCTTCATCAAGAACGCATACGCCATGTCCGGGGATCCGTTTGAACTCCCTGTATGTTCCCACTGCGAAAGGTGGGCCAGCTGGCATGACCAGCCTCCAGGAAGTGCGTACTGCTGGTACTGCGGTACGGTGACTCCGGATCCGATCACGGTTGAGGAATGGTTCGAGCGTGAGCTCCGGATCCATAACATATACGAGGAACTCAGGAAGTACGGCATTGACTACCTGGGACCGAGTGAGCCGGTGATCATCGGTGCCGGCGAGTCCAGCGAAGATGAGGACAAGAAGGTACAAATCATATTGCCAAATTCAAAGGAGGATGACAAATGAGAGGCATACTGATCAACAGCACGACATTGGGAGGCAGGACATACACTTACAGGGACATAACGAAAGGTATCATCGCGTGCGGCTTCCCGCAGGACAAATTTTACGGCGGCCGCGTGACCAGGTTCGGCAAGACCGAGAACGGTCTGCTCATCTGCCTGGATGGCGATTATGAGACGACTATCGATATCTTTGTCGACTTCTCAACCCTGGATGATCTCGACACGAAAACGCTTCGCGCGATCGCGGAAGTGGTGAGACAAAGGAAACTGATTTATACGCCGGCAAAAGAGATGGCCGCAGCGGAGAAGGCGCTGGCCATACCGAAGGAAAAGAAGGACCTGGCCGCATACATCCAGAAGCATGCCATTGGCATCATATCGAATGAGCCGGATCCGCCCCGGGGACAGGATAAGGATGAAGGGCAGCATGAAGATCCCGGAGGAAAGAATCCTGGCAAAGAGGATCCTGACGACGACGATGGGGACGAAACCGAATAAGGCGTACAGCGCATGAAGGGAGCCAGACGGCTCCTTTTTTTTACTGCTTTTTTTGACCCATGTTACAATGAACTTGAAAGCAGGGCAAACCTGCACCGAGCGAGTAAACGCTGCGAAATAATCCGTACACTGAGGGCCACGATACGGCTACTCTCTGAGGGATGAAAACCCTACCAAAAAATCAAAAAAGGAGTGTGTTTCCATGATACTTGACAACACCTATATGCACGGAGAATATTCAGGGATCAGGTCGATCAACCTGCAACTGTTCGGCGCAAAAAAGAAGGATAAGCTCGATCTCAGCACTGATGATCTCAAGAAACTGAGCGGTGAGCTCGAGAACGACGATGATGATGACGACGATGACGATGATTTTGCCGACGACGACCAGGACGAAGATCTCGACGATGATGATGGCCAGGACAACGCCGACGAAGATGACGATGAGGATGATGACGTCGTCGAGGACATAGAAGAGGACGCAGATGATGACGAAGATGACGACGAAGATGACGACGAAGATGACGACGAGGGCGATGAAGATGACGAGGAAGAGTCCGACGACCAGGACGACGGGAAAGCTGCAGGCAAGGGTAAAAAGTCCGACACCGGACAGAAGCGGAATGACCAAAAGGTCAGCGATATAATTGCGCTAAAGCAGGAAAACAAGCAGCTGAAGTCTCGGCTCGCTGCTCTCGAAAGCGCACAAGGCCGCGGGGCGTCT